TCAGCCGAGACCCGCTCAACCTCGTCGTTGCCGTTTACGGGCGTGACTGAGATGCGGTCAAGGTTGCTGAAGAACGCCGCCGCGGCTGCCGCCTCGTTCTTGCGGATGATCGCCCGGGTCTTGGGCACAAAGATGTTAGACCGCTTGCGAAAAATCTCGGCGTTGTACTTTGAGTCGCCCGGGTGCTGGTTGTTGAACGCCTTGATGGAGTCTTCCCACTGCCGGCGGTAGTTCGAGTCGATGAAGGTCGTGCTGAACCGGAACGCGTCCTGAGCCCGGCGCCGCCAGTTGGGCTGGGTTGAGTCAAACTCGTCGTCCTCAGCCTGGCTCTGCTCAGGGTCCATGCCATCCTGCTCGACCTCATCCCCGGCGTACCAGAGCTCGGCATCCATGGCCGATGGGTCGCTAATGGAGGGAGGCTGTGGCCGGAAGTTTGTGGACTCGTTCACTGGAAGTTTCCTGTCTGTTTCCACCGCCACGCGGTCGGAACCGTTGCCGGCCGTCCGTCCCACGCGCCTCGAGGCAGGTCGAATGCCTCGAGCAGTTGCCCCCCGAATTCGATACAGGACTGCCTGACTTCAGTCGGCGTCCCGAGCTTGTGCTTTGGCAGGAGCGAGGCAAACCCCTCCTTGCCCAGAACCTCAGCTACAGCGCCGGCAATGGCCAGATGGCGGATGACGATGCCGCCACCCTGAAAGCCGATGACCCACGGGTGGTTGGGGTACGCCTTGTTCAGCGCCTCGCCGACGTCCGTGGCCAGCTTGAGCTGCGATGCCTCCTCGAGGTCGCCGTGTTCCATCACATGCATGTCGGAGCTACCGTGGTGATGGCAACCAGGACTAGACAGCCGACCAGTCCGCCGAGGGCAGTGGCCGCGAAGTCCTTCGGATCTGGCGTACCGTGTCCTTGCTTGTCCCAGACTTCTTTGGCGCCGCCGAGGACGCAGGCAACAAAGAGCGCCGTCCAGAACCCCAGCGGATAGGTGACGCCGGCCATAGCCATGCCCCACCAAAAGTGCGCTTGCTTATCGATTGGGAAGTTCATTGGGCTATCCATTGGAATGTTTCGTCACCCGTTGCGGCAGCATAGGTCAACGTGAAAGACCCGCCAGCCTGAGTCAGGAAAAATGGCTTCAATGTGGCGCCACCAGTCTGCCAAACAGAAACGGTTGTTCCATTATTGACACAAGTGGTGCTGATGGTTTTGCTAGTTGACGCAGCCGTCAACGTAAAAGTGCCGCGATTCGGGTTTGTGCCATCGTTTCGGTAAATCGGATTGCCGGACGAGGAATACAGCAAATTGTTGCCAGTTCCGATATGAATGCGGTCGCTGGCCGTGCTTGGAACGTAGATTGGGTAATACAGGTTTGTAGAAATGTAGAAATCGTTGCAATCGACATGAGCGCTGGTGCAGGTGTCAAAATAGATTCCAGCAACAGAGGTATTTGAGCGATTCCATTCACGAACCGTGTTTCCAAAAATAGTGGTTCGCGTCAGAACATAGCAATAAATGCCAACCGTTTGGCAAGTGTCAATGTAATTTTCCTTGATTGCTATGTTGCTGCCAGAGGAAATAAACATTCCTCGAGACGTAGCTGATTTTATGACGTTGTTCAGGATATTGATATTGGAGGCATTTGTCGTTTGAATGCTTGCACTGCTTGCGTCCGTGGTGGCGACGATATTGTTTCCTGAGACAACAATATTTTCTTGCAGAGTTGCAGCGGCATCGCCGTAAATATAAACACCAGATTTGCTTGCGTTGGTTGTATTGTTGGCAATCGTCACGCCAGAAATGGTGCATCCAGAACCATAGGTCAAACTGATGCTCGTGTTCCAGCACGCATCAATGTTGTTGTTTGCTACTAGGCAATTTTTAACTGTCGTTGACGACTGGACGTAAATGCCTTGCTGGCATTTGGTTACGTAGTTGTTGACGATTCGAGTGTTCAGCAAATTTAATGCCGAGCCCGAGTCTACCCAAACATAAATGCCGTTGTTGTCGCAGTTCTTGACCGTGTTTCCCTCGATAAGGGTGTCGGTGCCGCCGTAAGCTTCAATGCCTTCTTCTGTGCCAGGCGTATTGGTGGTTACGCCGCCGTCGACATAGTTGTAGAGAATCTTGCTCCCGGTCGAAGCAAGACTCCAGATGAGGTACGTATGCCCAGGGCTGGATCCAAACTTCACTTCGCAGTCGACGATGGCGCAATTGTTCGATGCAGTACCAAGCCCGGCATTGCCGGCCACGATAACGATGCCGTTTGCGTTTACGGCGCCGGTCGTGTGGTCAACTGTCAGGGAATAAACAGACGCATTGCTGACCGCAGCCATTGCCAAGGTGGCATATACATTACTGCCTTCAACTGATTTTCCAGCGTAGGTCCCAGCTGGACTGCTAAGGATGGTTGCCTGACGACCAGCGCCACGGACCATGACGTCCGACGGAATGAGCAGCGTATTGGTGACCTTGTACGTGCCGGTGGGGATGAAGAAGATGCCACCGCCAGCGTTGCCAACTGCCGTCAACCCAGCTTGCAGAGCGGTGGTGCTGTCAGCCACGCCAGTTGGGTCTGCGCCAAAGTCCAAGGCGCTGATGGTTTCTCGCAGCTTGGCCTGTACGGTGGGTGCGGTCGCGCCCGTGCCGGACTGAAGAAAGCCGACGAGTGACGAACCAGACGAGCTGGTCAGGGTGGTGTTTGCGGCATACAGCTCGGTGAAGTTGCTGTTGACCTTGGTAAACGCCGTGCGAGCCGGGTCGCCAGTTCCGTCGTTTGGAATCGAGCCGATATTAATGATTTGCTGTGTCATGCGCCGTCCGCCGTAAAACGCCAAGAGTCTGCGGTAAACGCAGTGGTGTCAGCAGTCCATTCCTGTCCGGTGTTGCCCGGGTGATAAATGCCAGTGTAGCCCCGGTCCGTGCTGTCGAACCGCCTACCGTTCGACCACTCATAGACGCCGTGGTCAGGCGCCGAGTACTCCGAGCCCCATGCCCGGATGGCCATGTCCTTGAAGCTGAAGCTGCGCCAGGTAACTGGCAAGCCAAGCTCGGGCGGTACGGTATTACGTGCCATCAGTACTGCCCCTCAATCTCGTGCAGCTGGTGAACGACGGCCTGCCGGTTGCGGGCCTCTTGCAGTTCGCCGGCCAACCTGCGGACCTGTCCCGCCTCGACGTTGGTGATGAAACCACGGCCGGACGCCACGCGGTCGAGCGTGTTGCACAGGTCACGGATTTGCTTGTCGGTCAGGTCCTGTCTCACAGAATGTCCGGTTCCAGAATGCTGTTGTCGATGAATTCAGGCGGACGCGGGTCCATGTCATAGATGCGGCTGACCGCGTCGATGAGGTCCTTCAGTCCGGCAAACGGATAATACCCTACCTGCATGCGGAACCGGTCCGCTAGGTTATAGAGCTGGCCGTTCTCGTCCCGCTGGACGATGGGCCGGGCAATCCGGTAGTCGTAGCCGTCGGCCATCATGCGACGTTGACCAGGCGTATGGTCTGGCCGGCCCTCGTCCGGCTCGTAGGGCAGGAAAAAGCTGTGGCCGCGAATGTCGGGCAGCAGGCGTTGGACGCGGTCGTCCTTTGAACCGGGGCCTTCCGACGGCCACTCGAGCTCCTCGATGTCCAGCCCTTGGACGTTCTCCACCCGGATGCGCTCGTGGAAGTAGTCCATGTCCGCTATGGCGCCGTACCGCTCGTAGCCGACCTTGACGCCGACCACGCCGGGCGCCACCCGCCACTTCTTCCACAGGTCGCGCATGCCCGTCCAGCGCTCAAGCAGGTCCATCTTGTGGTCGTACCCGTCCAGCAGGTACTTGTTCCCGTTCCAGTCGATGCCCACGACGGCCATGGCAGTGTTGGCCGAGCCCTTCTTCTTGGACCGTGCCGGGTCAATCATCAGGTAGACCATGAGGGACTCTGGTCGCCATTCATAGATCTGGAGGTCGTCTGGGTCGAACCAGCGCTGGCTGCCGGCCAGTGGGTTCTGGAGCATCTGCGTGGCAATTGTTGACTCGAGCTGAGTCTGTACGCGTCGGTCCCATTCAGCCTGGTCAAACAGGACCGGGCGGCCATCCTTGGTCCCGTCGGCGGTGGCTGGGTAGGTACGGGGTTTTACCGCACCAGTGCCCATGATATGGGCGTAGGTATCCGCGAAGTTATAGCGGGTGCCGATGTGCCACATGCGTCCGCCGGCCGTCCCGAGGTTGTCGGACACGGACCACGCCTCGGTGGTCTTGGTGATCTGCTCGGGCGTGGACACGGACTCGAGCGTCACGACGTCGTCGTACACCCGGAGTTGAAAGTGCCGGCTGGTCGGTTGGCCGTCCACGAGCCCGTGGGCCTCGACCGTGGCCTCCTTTGGGTTGGACTTCCGCTTGACGATGATGCCGCCGTCCAATGACCAGGCTGTGGCTTCCTGACTTGGCTTGGCGTACAGGACGTCCGGGAACAGAGACTGGAGAAGCTGGTTGCCCTCGAACTCCCGCTTGATCTGCGCCAAGAACGCCTTGGCGATGGGCTTCGTGTGGCTGAAGATGCCGACGGTCACTTCGGGGTCTTTCAGGATTTCTTGAATGATTCCCGCAAAGGTGATGATGGTGCTTTTGTAATGCTCGCGAGCCCACAGATCGAGGTGGCCGTTGGGGTTGGCCTCCACCTCCCGGCAGCGGGCGTAGAGCCACGGGTGCCAGGCATCAGTTCGGCCCAGCAGCTTGACGAGCAGATAATAGCGGTCAACCTTTGCCAGCCACCGCATGCACGGACGGTCCCGCCCTCGGTTGTCGAGGGCGTCCCATGCCGTCAGCAGGCTATTGAACGGTAGAGCCTGTATCTGAGCTGCTA